CTGTACCTTTAATTTCTCTTGAGTAAGCTCGCTCTTAATAACCTGAGTGCCGTCAATTAACTGCTGCTTACCAGAGGCAATGGATTTTGTACCCTGAGAAACATCAGTCTTAAGCTTTGCTATTTGACCGTTTAAGTTTCCAGCCAATTCTTCAGAAGCCTTCAATCTCAGTTGAGCTGCATCTCTCTCAGCCTTAACCCTTTCAGTCTCAGCTCTTGCGCCCTCAATTTCTGCCATAACCTCTTTACGAGCTTCCTCTTTTGCCCTGAGCTTAATATCAGACATTAAAGTTTGATACATGCGATCAGCAACTTCAGCCTGTGGAGCTTCTTTCTGCCTCGCTTTTTCTAATCTTGATAGAACGCTCATTGTATTACCTTAGTTATTTCAATAATTTATTCAACCGCTAGTGCGTCAGGAAGCCGTCTGATTTTCCACTGGAGGAGGGCAGCAAATTACCCGACGACTCCCATCTGCTTGGTTAATCCCTTGGTGCGCCAGTTAATATCACCATTGGATTGTCTGTTTCCCCGTTCATTAAAGCCATATATCCGTCAAGCGTCCTATTGGCTTGGAATCCGGGGCCGGGAGCCAAATAACCAACCCCCTTAATAAGGTTGCTTACATCTCCTTCTGTGAAATCTCCAGTAGCCACATCAATAGTGGCTTTTGGTAATTTCGCCACCGTTTCCATTGCCGCCTCGACAGGAGAAAGCCTTACGCTGAAGGCTTGAGTCTCTGGATCGAACTGTTTCAACATAGTGGGGAATATGTCCCTAAATACTGGAAACAGTTGTCCTGCAAACAACAGTGAAGACCTTGCAGCACAAGTGGGTAGATTTTCAAAAATCTCATCCAGGCTATCGCCGCACTGTCCTCTAGCAATCGCTTCCAAGGTGGCTGGAATAGTAATCACCCCCAAAGTCGTTAGCGTCATCCGTTGAGCTGCCTTTATTCGACGGCCTTCAGACCATTCTTTTGAGCTAATTCTTTGGCTTACTACCATCTGCCCCAATTGAGCAGAGAAAAAATTGTAATACATAGTAATAATTCGCTTGAACTCCCCAGCAGCCCCCGCGCCACCAGAAATTTTAGCAAGATCAACAGTTCTTCCGCTGCCCTGAGTCTGCCGAATAACTCTTCCCGCAAATTGTCTGGCTGCTTTAGAGTCGTTATTGTATATGCCCATGCCTTTTTCAAAGGCGGCAACATAAGCAGGCACAGTCACAGCCCTATCCATCATTCCCAGCCCTATAAGCCAAGTAGACATGCTTGGGCCAATATTTCCTTTACCTAAAAATCTATTAGCTTCTGTACTTAAATCTCTGTCATAACCTCTTATCCTTTCCCTCATGTATTCATCTTCCATAACCCAATCGTATAATTTCCTTCCTTTCAAGCTTGTTAGCTTGCTCATGGCCTTTAAGAATCTGCCCGCACCAACTTGTCTAATCGCAGGAGAAACGCCAAGAACATTGATAGCTACCGTGTTAAAACTTGCTCCCATCATATTTATGAGAGTATTTCTTCTCGCGTACCATAAAGTCCTTTCCGTGAACCCTTGAGGAACAATTGGCTTTACAGCAACCTCCCTTACTCGCTGAAGTAAAGCGTTATAAACATCTGGACCCGATATGTTCTTTATTGCGTTACCAATCCGTTTGCTTTTCATTAAACGATAAGTGTCGGTAACTGCTTCTCTATGAGTAACGTCATGGATTGTTTCATTTATTTTATACGTCATACCAGTAAGTGACAGGTTTAGTGGCTTTTTAACCCTATCAAGCCTTTGCTTGCTGGCGCTCTGTCTTGTGGCGGCACTTGTAGCTGTTCCGCCCCGCAAATCTCTGATAGCATCGTCTGTATTATAATCGTATGCCCTTACATCAAGATCACCATCATAAACAAGAGGAACATAACCACCAGTCAATATCCCTTTGGAAGTTTCATATGATAGAGCCTCTACTTTTTTTGCCGGAAGCCCCTTAGTTCTTTCATCAACACCCTTTAATCTTGGCCATATAATAGTGTCAGACATCGCCCAAAATGCATTAACAAAATCAATGTCCCGCTTTTCTAGTGTTTCTAATATTTTCCGTATCATAGGTTCCGAGTATTCGTTCCCATCAATCAGTCTTTGGCGACCTTCTGGATTTCCATAGTTCAAAGCGATAGCGATCCGCTTTTCTCTGGTAAAGTATTCATCCCCAAGCTTTATTTTTGACGAAGAAAAGGCCAATCGCTCCTTAACTGAGTATGCTTTTGTGAACGGACTCAAAAAATCTGAAATCTCCTTCATTAAAGTTGACTGATCATCAGCGGCCTCGCTTAAACGGCCAAAAAGAGAATCAAATATCTGCTCCCCTTTACCGAGGGTCATCGATTCAAGAAGATTCTCCAAATTAAGGAATTCGGCATCAAACTTGCTTTTGAATTTACCGCTAAATTCTTTAATTGCTGGCCTAGTGTCTTTCTTGTAAGGAATAGGCTGGTCTTCTTCATCAAAGACTTTAGGGTGAACCTCACGCAGCTCCCCGAGAATCGCCTGCTTCTCTTCTTCAAACATCATATTCCGGCGCTCTATGTACATATTCTGCTCACGCCTAGCAAGATGCTCCAACTGTTTTAGTGTATCCCTCAAGCCCCGTACTTCTTCTAATGTCATTTCCTTATAGTGCTTCTTGAAACGCTCATCAGCCATTTTCGGGTCAATATCAACATTTACAGCGTCTAATCTGTCTGCCTCGCTTTCCATAAACTTAGCAAGAGAATCAATCTCTTTTAAGGTCACGCTCTTTCGTAGGTCAAATCGAGCCAACAAAGCGTCTATCTGCTCAAGATATTCACCCCTCAGATTCTTTCTCGTACCCTCACGGTCAAATTTCTTGAGATAGCGAACCATCTTCTCTGTCTCAGTTTGGGCATTATTAGCCGCACGGAAGAAGTGATTGTTCAAAACTTGAGCGCGTTTATGTTCAGCAGCCGAATCCCTATCACCTTGGATAATGGATTTCTCTGCATTCTTAGCAGCACGAGTTTCAGCAGCCGCATACTGGAAGGGGCGGATTTCTCTGATCTTCTTTCGGGATATAGCCTCTTCAGCGTATTGTTTAGCCGCTCTGGATAATACGTTTCCAGTAGCAGCTCTCTTGGTTAGGCTTGAAAGCTCTGTATGTAAGAATCGAGTATGTGCCTCGTTATGGATGGCTTCCTCAGCAGCCCTCTCAATCACTACAGGGTCGGTTAGGTCTCCGTAGGTCTCCAGCATCCTTTCGTCTGTCAGGCGGTCTATATGAGTCTTCTGTGGCTCTGCTTGGCTAAGTCTCTGGATTAATTCATCGCCAGACGTAAATCCGAACATTTCAGCAACAATATCAGGATGTAAACCGTCTTTTCCGAGCATTCCCGTTTTGCCCGTACCGAGATTTCTCCAATCAACCTCAGCTTCCATGCCTCTAATTTTGTCAAAGTCTGCATTAACTGAGTATTGGGTATCCCCACGCAGGTCTTTATCTAACTTATTTAGCAAGTCGTTAGCCGTATAAGGTTCAGGCAGGTATCCAAGCTGAGATAACTGTTCAGCCATTCCGTCAAAACTCAATCCGCCTCGTTTAAATACACGTTTCCCGAATACAGGCTGTGCAGTAAAGTCAGCAGGGTCAATTCCTTGGGCCTCAGACTCTTCTCGACTAAGACCTCCGAGTTTTGCAATAGCCACTTGAAGACCGTCAATCTCTGAATCAACCACTTTAGGATCAGATTTAGCTCCCTCGTAAGTTTCTTCAACTGTTTTCAGGTCAATCTTATGAATCTCAGCTTTAACATCGCTATCCAGTAATTCACCTTTCTTGGCAAAGTTCATCGCTTGGTAAGTTGTTTCCCGTGAAACCTCTTCAGCGACTTCAGCCCTCATAGCCTTACGTTTAGCCTTAGCCTCCTTCTGAAGCTCTCTCAGGGCTTTTCCTTTGGCTTTGGATAACCACTTCATATCCCTGAGAGAACGTGTCTGTAGCTGGCTCTCGCTCATTACGCGCCGTCTTTCGTCCATATTCTGATAGTCAATCCACTGCTTCTCGGTCATTCCGGCTTCTTCAGCACTCTCAAACAGAGGTTCGTAAGCGCGGGCAACTTCCTTTTCTCTAATCTGTTCTTTAGTAGCAAGCATTCTGTCAAATACCTGAGTAACTTCAGGGGTTAAAGTGACGTTTAATTTAGCGAGATTCTGATAGACGTTCAGCAGCCAATCCCTGAATCGGGAGAATAGAGACTGCATTTCAATGTTGGGCGATTTGCCCTCGAATAAATAGGCTTCAAAGGCGCGGGCTACCTTTTCATGACCGTCTCGACGCTGCTCAAGAGTCATTCCATTCCACACTTCCAGATTCTCGACTTCAACAAAGTCAAGAAGTGTCTGCATGTCCTGAGCTATTTCAGGATTCTCAGCCGCTAATGTCTTGTAGGACTCAAAGAAAAAATGGCCGCTTTCATGGAGGAATGTACTTAAATCAGCATTCTCTAATAAAGTAATCAATGCGCCATCATCGAACTGGATTTGGCCTCTGGCTTCTTGGCGGTAAATACTTGGATCGGTTGGATCGAATGCGCCCACATTTTCTACCGATTTAATATTTGTTTTCCCAGAATCAAAAACATGAACATGCGCTGTTCCTTGCTCAATATCCATAGTCTTAAAGCGAGATTCAGCATTTTTTAAAATAATAGCGTCATATCCAAGCTCTTCGATTATCTCCCCTATAAGATGGAACCCGATTAATTCCCCTTTCTCTCCTTCTGCGTACATCATGCTTTCTGACTCGCGCATTAAGGCTTCAATAGAATCGCTAGTTGCCTCTGATCCCAATTCATATACCTGACCAGCAAGCTCCGCCGCATCAACATCATTACGGGTTGCAACAACTTGAATCGCTTCAGCTAAAGGATGTTCCTGATCTGCCTCAATATCCCATCTAGCCTCATCAATTTCATCCTCATAGGTATCTATATCGACCTCAACTTCTTTTACTGTTAAGTCGTTATTATCTGCCACCTGCTCAATGGCAAGTTTCTGTGTTTCTTCATTATCAACAAATTCGAGCCACTGCGTTTCACCACCAACAATGAATGGATTTTCCATTTTCACAAAAAGCTCTAGCGTTTGCTCACCCCCGCCAGACAATTCTCGTCGCGCTAATACTTTGCCTACTTCATAAGCTGCGTCTGAATCATCCATATCGGCAACTTGCGCACTTACAATTCTTAACTCGCTAGTGCTTCTATACAAAGAATCAAGAACTTCTTTTCGCCCTTTTTCATCAAACTGATCTTCTAATTTCTGCTGTAATTGTTCAGATCGTTGCTCTATACGAGAAGTTAAATCTGGCCCCTCGCCCGCATAATTGTCTGAAGCGTCTTGCTCACTTGAGGTAAAGTAATTAACAGCACCAAATTGGCCTTCAAAGTTCCCGCGAGTTGCGTCAAAAGCATCAAATTCATGGGTAGTTCCATGGTAAACCTTAACCACAAACGGGCCTTCTCCGGTAAAATCAAAATCATTAATCCCCCATCCTTCTATGACTTGTACATCTGCGCCGCCCGCCCAATTCTTAAATTGCTCTGATTCTTCGTCTACTACAGGAGTTTGATACAAAGCAGCAACAGGCTCTCTGTACATAGATTCACTAATAGTAAAATCTTTCTTTCTGCCTTTATTCTCAACAAAGCCAAAACGCTTATAGAATTTAACGAGCCTAGCTCTTGATGTGGTGCCTTGAAAGTCATCTTTTACTGCTGGAGTAAGGGTTACTCGCAGACCTTTGCTGTCCGCAAAATCAATAATTGCTTGCATGGCTTTTGTGCCTACACCCTCTTTTCGCTCTCCTTTTGGGACAATGATAGTATCGAGCTTTAAGTCGCCATTGGACTCAAACAAGTTGAGACTTTTAAGTCCTAACGACTTTTCCAAATTATCAGAAAAAGTCTGAACATCCCCCGCCTTTAGTGCGGCCTGCTCATAAGCCTCACCCGCTAAAACCTTTTCTAATCTAACTCTATTCTCAGCTTGGTCGGCACGATGAGCCTCATGTAACTTAGCCATGTAAGCGTCTACTTCTTCAGGCGGGATAACCATTGTTACGCTGGAATCTTCTTGCATTTTAGTAAATGATTCTTTAAGAGTTGCCCCAGGCTTAGTAGCTGGTCTGAACCCATTCGCATAAAATAATGCAACGGATGATTCGCTTGAAGCGGCTGCGGATATTTCAGCAGGGTCATATAACCTCAATACATCGGAAAGTATTTTACGGCCTACACCTTTGCCACGTTCAGATTCTTCTACTACAAAGTCTGTAATAGAATTTTTACGAGGCGCAAATTCTGCATCTTCCATGACTGTGATATGTGCAGCATCCGTTGAATATTGCTTCCCTAGTGATGTGTCAGTAACATTCAAACCCAATTCTTCAGGGGTGCGTTGCTCTAACACCATATCTCCGATAACTGGGGCACCACGAACCTCAAGCCCGAATTGCTCATAGACCTCTTCAGGTGTTTTGCCAATACGATCTGCTACGGTTACGGCAAAGGCTTTGTGAAGTTGAGAGTATTTCTCAGCCGCTTCCTCAGTAAATCTACCCGTCTTAACAATCTGCTCTTTAATCTTGGTCGCTACCGTCTCAGCCGAAGTGCGAAATTCACTTTCCACTTCTTGCTCTTCCAAGATACGTTCAGCCTCAGCTTCAAACTGTTCATTGCCTTGTTCTACCCATTCGTTAGCCTCCTTAGCATTCATTCCGTCCATATCGTTTCTAACCACTTCGGTCAGTTGGTCATGGTATTCCGACAGATAAGTTAAGTAGTCTGATTTCTGGATAACGACATCACCCTGAACCGCAAGGGCTTCGGTGATAGTTTCCTGTAACTCTGGAGGAAGAGTCTCTAAAATCTCTGGATTGGACTGAAAGAATACCTCAGCATCTTCAGGGGACAAGAAAACTTCCTCTTCAGCGCCCACAACCTCGTCGAGAAATTTCTTCATCTCTTCAGGGGAGCGAGACTTTAATTTAGTCTCGTTAACAGTTTCAATCTGACCATCTAAAGCCTCTTGCTTATTTAAAGCATCTTCGGACTTGTTCACATCACTACCGTAACGACTTAACGCGCCAGCACCACCAACTATCCCACTCTGAACTATCGTGGCTATAAGCGTCTCATAGGCCGCTTCAGGACGTTCCTTAAAATAATCGCCCCAAGTCTTATCAGGGTTTGCTATTGCTGTGTCTATGGCGCTTTGGACAATCTCTGCAACTTGTTCGCTTGGTAATTCTCTTGCTAAAAGCCCTGCAAGGAACTCCCCCGCGCCTACCTTGCCAAACTTACTCACAAGAAAGCCCATAGGCATTAATTCAGTAGCGACTTCAACAGCACCTTCACCAACACTTCCCAAAAGAGCCATCTCAGGAGCCGCCCCACGCGCCCTGTATTTAGGATAAGCTTCGGCCTCCACACCCACGCCCATTGCCATTAATGCAGGAACAGGGCTTTTAGCAATAACCGAAGCAATCAAAGCAGGGGCTTGACGGGTCAGACTTGTCAGCCCTCCGTAAACGCCACGCATAGTCGAGGTTTCAAACTCAGGGTCAAATCTTTGTGTTTTAGTCTCAGCCGCCGCAAACTTCTGTTCAGCGGATTTTCTCATTCTCTCAGACCCAATAAGATCAGCCCACTGCATTCGTATACCTTGGCGAATCTTTTCAAATCCTTCCACCGCGCCGACATGAAGACCTTTCATGGTTGAGATATATCCAGGCTCAGGCCCGCGAATACGAGAGAATGAATTCTCTACTTTCGACAAAGCGTCCACATCATCATGTGCAACGGAAGCAAAGTTAGGGTTTTGGAATGATTTCTTTAAATACTCGGTACTCTGTAGCTTCTCGTATATTTCACGGTCTGAGACTATCTTGTTTATCTCAGGATTTCTTTCGGCCAAGTCTACAGGCACGTTTAACTTCTTAGCAGACCTTTGAATTTGAGCGTGAGCATCTGGATTCTGGTTAGAGCCAAAATCTATAGAAGTCTGGAGCATCCTACCGCTCCCGGTTAGCTCCTTGTAAATTTCCTCATCTGTTCTCATTTCTGCTGAAGGCTCTTGTACTCAGCTAGGATATTGTTCTCTGTAACCTCTGTTCCGTCCCTAGATAATCTCAAGGCAAGCTCATCAACCATGTATGAAGGAACGCCCTCGACCTCAATGATTCCAGCGGCTATTTCAGTATTCCACCAGTAACCACGCTCCCTGATTACATCAATAGAAAGCCTTTCGGTGATCTCCTGAATTTCTTTGACGGAAGGCTCTTTCCCTGTAGAGGCTTGCAAGGACTCGATTTCCTGATCAACACGCTTATAGAAAGCCCTGACCTTATCGCCAGCACTTCCATCTTTCGTAGCTTCTTTAGGCTCTAAACCTATGCCAGCAGCAGCCCTGCTCATAACCTGAGTTTTCGTTGCTGATATAATCAATTTCTTCTCGTCTGTCTGGAGATTAATAATCTGCTTACGGTCACTTTCAGAAAGATTGTAAGCAAGCGGATTCATCTCTTGAAAGGCTTTAGGATCATCTCTTGCCATTAATTTAAGTTTGTAGTAATCCGCTCCACCATTAGGAACATCTTCACCTTTAGCATCAAGTTTTGCTCTATTCTGCAAAGAAGCTCTTTCCTTACCGTCCATCCCATCTAATACGGAAGCTGGAATCAGGTCATATGCGTCTTCAGAAGAAACACCGTTATCAATTGAATCAGAATAGGTACTCCACGCACTCTCACCAAAAGCCTTTTGTTCACGGTCTTTGATCTGATTAGCCTCTGAATATCTCGCAGTAACACGCGCTAAGGCCGCATCTCTGACCTCTGAGGGTAATTTCCTTGCCTTGGCCCTTGCTTCAGTCTCACTCAGACCTTCATTCACATAGCCATCCACCTCTTCCTGAGATTGTTCTTTAATTCCACCGGCTTTTAGCAGACGTTTAATATCATCCTGTCTATCACCTAGAATATTCTTTTGGTTCTTCTCGAAGTACGATTTAGCCAGTTGATAATTACCATCATCATTGGCTTGTATAATTACGCCTTCGTGGAGGTTCGATACATTAGACTTGATTAAAATCTTCCGAGCATCACCCTTCAGTCCAAGACGATCAGCCTCAGCCTCACTCAGCTTTTGAGTCCTTAACAAAGACCCTTTAACCACAGCAGGATTGTCATAATCAGATGAAGCGATGTCTAATTCAGCCGCCACACCACCATCAAAGGTCTGTTTCTGGAAAGCACTCTGCTCTTTAGTTGTGTGGTTTATCAGGTTTTCCGAGTAACCCAGTCTACGGACAGAAGATCGGCGATCAAACGCTTCTCTCTGGTCGTCATTTCTCAGCGTTTCTGATATGTTTTTTGAAGCCTCGTCAAACCGAGCCGTATAATCGTTGTAAAAGTCTTCCCCAACATCACCAGACTTAACGCGAGTGAATCCGTCATCACCTTTACTGAGGCGAATCATATCCTGCTGGAGTCGTGTATCAGCGTCTTCTACTCGATACTTGTCATCTTCAATCTTCTTCTTGGCTAAAACCCCACCAAGCCCAGAAATCGTATCTCCAATCTTTGCAGGCGCGGGCGCTTCATAGGCAGGCGTTATCCCACCAAATCCGGGTGTAACTCGTTGTCCTGATGTATCCGGTAATTTAGGCATTAGCGTACATCTTCCCTGCACCACTTAAAACGGTGGCATAAGATTTAGTTTTACTCACAGCTTGCGTTTCCTGACCAAATTTCTCAGCCAATGAGCCTTCGTATTTCAATTTCTCCGCTTTGGACTCCGCTTCGTACATCGCCACATTCGCCTCATAAACGCCTTCGCCATGAATATCAGCAATCAGGTTATCAATGTCCTGAGCCGCTCCACCTGCGGAAGCTACAGCTAAAGCGCGAGACGCCATCAAATCTGATTGCCTTCCCGCTTCTAGTGCTTTTCTCTGCCCCACAGCCACTTCCTGAGTAGCTGAGACCTCATTCAAGACCTTTTGCACCTTGCCTCTACGCATTGACTGATAACCGGCCTGCTGTTCCTCACCGGCGCTTAGAACCGTTCCCACGGCCATAAAGATTAGACTCGCCATATATCACCTCGATAATGTTCAAAGCCTGCATGAATTAACAATTTCTCGCTTCCTTCTATTTCTGGATCAGCCTGAGCGTAAACCGGGATGTTGGGCAAAATATCCAGATATTTACGGTAGACTTTCACAACCATTCGCTTAAAAGACTTATGCTCTCTCAATTCGTCCGATATATCCGTAAAGACAATCGCCTTCCCATTGTCCAATGTTAAGCCAGCAACGCCCACAGGTTTATCCCCATCCATAACGATTAAAGACTTAAAGGTTTCTTTTGGAGGCTCACCATAGAACTTGGTTAGAAGCTCCTTTGTTCCGTTAACAACAATCATTCAAATACCGCCGCCAATACTGTGCAGGGTCTCGGAGATGCTGCCTGCAAGCAAAGCCTTGCGTCTGAATCCCATTCCCCCGGAAAGGAGAAAGACTCTTCATCGAATGTCGAGTGTACCGTATCATCAGGAGTAATAACCCCGTTTTTTTCTAAAGGCAAATCGTCCATGTTAGTAAAATCAGGCCCGTATTTTAACCCTTGGTAATGCGAGTTATATAAAATAACACCCAAGCGGGTAACTTTCTTCTTGTTGGTTAATTCCATTTCCCTATAAGACAATTTAGAAGACTTCCATTGAGCCGTGTATCCAAGACCTATGCAAGCGTCTGTCACCGCCTCAGACAGCGTTATAGCCCCACTAGAGACTGTGTATGTACCTAAATCTTTCCCCCCGCCCCAAACTGCTACCGTCTCGCCTTCAAGATGAGTCAATCCAGTCATCGCTGTCGTAGAAGCCCCCGAATAAACAATGTGTGAATCTAGCTGTCTCGAAGTCGTTCCGCCCTGACATTGAGACTCTAAAGCCCATTTTTCCAAATACCTGACTACCGAGCCATCTATGGTTCTTTTCACAACGTAGTAAACAGCGTCTTCACCATCACCATTTCCGCCAGGAAGAATAACAACGTCTTCAACAAACCCACCCGAATGTTTAACCCAGCAGGATATATTCTCAGTTTTATCGTGAAGCATTATAAATACCGTACCATCTGTGCGTACACAGTGAATTCGAGTATCTGGCTGTCTTTGAACAGCAATATGGATAATCGGAGAGCTGCCCGCTTCTGGGTAAAAATTAGTCAAATCATTGGATTGATATTCATAGCTTTCACCAAACCCGGCTTCGTAAAGTCTTGATCCGCCCCTTTGGACGTAAATAGCCAAAGCATCTAATTTAGCCGCCCCCACTGCATCAGACCCTTGAGTAGAAAAGGACTTCATGTGCGCGTTACTTGGAGTAAGTGGCTCGTCCTCAGAAGAGGATCGACAAGCAAATTCAGCACCCTCAGCCCCCACAAGAAGTCTACGAGTTGCTACCATCCAGTTAATCGTATCCACCGGCCCAGAGCCTATTGTTCTTGTGATTGGCCCTGAGTCTCCCACAGTAAGATCGTCAAAAGTCGTAAAAGCATCGGACACAGAAAGCCATAATTTATCCTTACCTGCCCATCCTAAACGACCCTCAGCTAAAGCTACCGAAGAAGGAAATCCACGACGAGAAGACCATTCACCCTCATACCAGTCATCTGTAGCGTCTGTATTGCCTAAATCAGTAATAACCTCGGCACTCACTGAAGTAGCGGACGAATAAGCCGTTATCCTTGTCACGCCCTCAATTGATCCTATGGCGTAGTCCATCGTACAAACCACAGTGTCCGTTCCGTAGTCTCCAGTCTTAATACCTAATTGATACCATGCAATCTGATTATCTAGGCCGTCATCAATTGACACGGTTGTATCTGCGGTATAAGTAGTGACATCTTCCCACGGCCCCGTACTCGCCGTTAACGATCTCTGCAAGGTTATGGTTGAGTCAGCCCTACCTGATATGGTTAGCGTAAAGACTCGTGAACTGGTTACTCCAGTCACCCGGATAGTATTCGTGAACGTGTTCTGAGCAGTCAGAGAGGATGAAACCGTCTGTCCTGTTGAAGTTAAACGATAAAGACCGCCGACATCCGTGCTTTTAAATAGCGGATTTGAAGCGGCTAAGGTCACATTTCCACTAATCGCACTTGGCGTGATAGTGGTAGGGCTGATGTTTATTCCTCTAAATGGCCCGTCATTAGTCTTGTATTTAACAACCGACCATGAATTTGTCGCTCTACGCTCAATCTTATATTGTTGATAACCTCTTGCAGCACAGAAGATAATATCTCCAGACTGGTCGTATCTGATTTTAAAAAGATCAGCAGAATCCCATGGAGCGGTTACTTCCATTGTGCCGCTTGAGGCTATATCACACGAGTCTACGAGAACCTGTCGCTTAACGCGGGATGAAAACTCAATAAAGAAGTTACCCGTAGGCGTTAAAGCTAATGAATGACTGCCCGTATCCAAGGTCGTTTCAGAGATATAATCGTCATCACCCGTTGTTGATCCTACCCTTAAAGTGACTGGGCCTCTTTCAATGACAATATCCAGAGCATGTTCAATGCTTTGATCACCAACGGCTACTGTAACTTCCTGTTCTCTTATCGCTGCTGCTGTCCCATTACCAGTAAGACCTAAATAGTCTCCTGTAACCCATACAGAAACACCGCCAGATTCATCATTATCAACCCAGCTTGCATGGAGACTTGATGTAAAGTTCGGGCCGTCTATCGTTGTAGATACTGACGTTCTGGAGATCAAAGTATCATCAACCCAAACCCTCAAAGTTGAGTCTGTGATCTCACACAAAGCCAGATCGTCAGTGGAAAATACAAAAGGGATGAACTCAACTGCTAGATTATTGCGAGTAGTGCCGAGATACTTTTTCCCAGGCCGCAACATCATAGAACCCAAGTTTCTAGGCATCCAGTTGTCATAGGTCTCAGCCGATAAAGCAGTACGGTCTATATCCGTTCTCGCTAAAGCAAGGGGCGATATAAGACCTCTATTAAAAGCTCTTAATGCTTTCATCAGCCGATCAACTGATTGCGGGAGCCACGGTCTCTATGTCCTCCTAAGCGAGAGCGGGATTGTACGAAGTTGCCCGGTGCTGGGAATTGTGTGGGGCCAGCCATCGCATCTTTATTCTTGGCTATCTTGAGTTTCTTTTCTTCCCACTTAATAACAGAATTGCGCTTTTTCTCATCAGAGGTAAGCTTGAATATAACCTTTGAGGCAAAGTGCGCCGCCACAAAGTCTGCATAAGTAGCAGGATATAGAGATAAATCACTCCCATAAGAGGAATCGTTAGATACATATCGGACGTAAATTTCATCAATATCGGCATACCAATACCCCGTCTCATCGACGTATCTCAAAAGGGGGGTATTAAAGTATTCATCAGAACAAACAGCAGAAGTAATCACCCAGTCATCAGGCTTGGTAAAAGCTCGCCGATTCCCATAACTAGGCGTTATGTCGGCATCGTAATCAATACGAACTGTTCTCATGGCAAACTTCCATTGTGCCATCTCAAGACATGCCTCAATACCGTCATTATCCCAAACTGTATCAAGCAAGCGACGAGGCTCACGCTCCTCAGTCAGAGAGGCAAGCTGCCTTTCTCCGCAAATCATTAGCGCGGAATTATATATCTTGAGACGGGACGTACTCATGCTTCAATGGTTTTCTTGTAGCCTGCAAGGAATTTGTTAGCCTCATCCTTTTCCATCTTATTCTTAATTACAGTGCTGTCAGACTTACGAATGACACTGAATTTGTTTACCGGGCCTTTCCATAGGACTTCAAACTCAGCCATTTCTTCTTCGGCTTGAGTCATTGATACGTCTGAATTAGTCAATGAATGGAAACTTAATTCTTTAACCTTGGCCCATGTACGATCACAGGCAAGGATTAGAAGTTCTGCAAAATAAACTCCGTCATCTACTCGAACTTCAATACGATCATAAGGACGGAATTGTGCGGCTACGTGTGACCAGTAGCTAGGATTCATAATATCTTCTTTGGTCGTACCCTGTTCTGCGGTTACTACCCACAGAGTACGGACGAAATCACCGCTCTTCATGCGGTTCATGTTGACCTTTAAACCTTTATTTTCACTCACGATATTCTCCTCAGAAAAAAGGGAGCCAAGGGTTTCCCCAAGACTCCCAAGTGGTTAAGCAAATGTTGAAGTCATAGAACCGCCAGTAGACAGATTAGCGCCAGATGTCGAAACACCTGAGATAATACCTGTTACCAGAATATGACCCGTTGAACTCTCCGTGCTAAAGGTAGTAGCCAACATAACGTCACCATTCCTCATACCCAGACGTTGACCGTCTGTGAAGAAGTTTGATGCCATAATGTCAGTAGACAGATTAGAGGAGTTATACATCCACAAACCTTGTCCCTCTGCTACCGAAGTAGAGTTAATGTTATTCGTCGGTGCTAGACCGCCTCGTGCAATAAGCATAGGAGGATTAGCGACAGACGATGCTGCTGTTGAGCCTACATAAGACATTTCACACCTCCTTAAGCGTAAGCAGAGCCATCGTGAGTAGCCACGACAACGCCTGAGTTTTGCAAGAGAACACCACCCATATACATAGTGCAACGTGCATATGAATAATCCTGTTCGTCGTCATAACCGACCGCAACGCCCATACCAGAGGTATCAGCAGCATGACCAGTTGAAGACTTGTGATACAAGAACGATTTCTCGCTATTGGTTCCTTTGCCCGGCAGATTTGGATGGGAAATAATCAATGTATTCCTCCACCGATATGCCATGGGTTGATCTTTCCATTCTGCGCTATCGCCAGCATAAGGCCGTACCGGTGTGTAATCCGCGCTAGCGAACTCCGGTGCTTGCTCAAGATAGGCAAGGAATGAAGGTTGGCACAACAAGGTAATATTTGAATCCCATGGAACAGAGGCATTCTGTAGCTTCACAGACATACTCTGGAACAGGTCAACATTAGGAACCGTAGTAGTGCCACCAACCGTTACCGTTCCAGTATTCAAGACAGTAGTGATTTGGTCGTCAATCTTACGATTCACTGTACCCATTGTGGTTTCCTGCATGATTCGACGTTGATCACCCTGAGAGGCGAAGATGTTGAATCCTGTCTTCCGAACTAAGTCATGCTCTTCTGTCAGTGTTGCAGTGTTTTGGGTTAAGTTATCGGCACGAGCGGGGATTAGTCCGTTTACGCCTCGGGTTACTGTCTCTGCTGTGCCTGAATCTGCAACAAGAAAGACAGCTTGATTACCCTTAATTACCGCCTCGGTAGTCACCGTGGCCCGAAGCAACGAAGATCGCTGCTCAAAGCCGTGGATATACTCTTGGCGATACTGGGTTTGCATTGCTGTATCAGCCATAATTAGCTCCTTTGCTAAGTTCGTTTGAACCTTACACTGGGGAAGCCATCATGGTTTTAATCAGGGGAGCCGTTAAAGGGGCTGACGCTGACCGATCCGGGGCCGTGCTTTGGTGTTAGTATGGATTACTCCATAGTTGAGTTTATAGTTTAGTATTAATATGTTAGCAACCGCTAATGCGTTACTTCATTTTTTCCTTGCCTTCAAGAAGGTCTCTGTACCGCTGCTGATTACCTTCAGCTTTTGGCCCTTTCCAGTATTCTGAGTTCTTATTGCCCATCATACTTTCAAAGTTCTTCATCTCGTCCTCAATAGCGCCCTTGAGGTTATCACCGGCACCTGGGACTAATGTGGTAGCAGGATTAATGTCGAGAGCCATATCAATCAGCCATTTCAAAGCCCCCTGATCAGAAGACAAGGGAGAACCATCTGCAAATCTGGCTCCCCATATCTTATCCTTTACTCCATCTGGAGCGGTATCAAGAAGACCGTTAATCCGGTTTAAATTAGCGCGATACTCTGTACCCCAGTCAGCACGTAGAGCATCTTCTGTTTCAGCTTGAATCTTGGCATCATTCTCAGCCATTGCTTCGACAATCTTCTCTTCGTTCTGGTAATGCCATTCAATAGCCTCTTTGGCCATATTGGCAGGCATGTTCTTTCCGTGAGCAAACTCAAGAAAGTCGTCGATAATCGGTTTATCGTCCTCACCAACCACAAGACCGTCATCAAATGTCAGATCGTACTTATCGGCAGAGGCAGGAATACCATTACCCTCTCGCCATTCGGCCTTTGCTTCGTCTGTGCCTTCTGTGGGGAACTCTGAGACCTTTTTATACTCGCCTGACCGCATCTTATTATTAGCCGCGATAAGGCCATCAAACGCCGCGCTAGGACTTGCATAGCGGGATAAAGCATTTAGTTTGCCTTCATCCTCGCCAGCATAGTTCTCACGCCATGTATCAGGGTACTGTGCAGGCTCTACAACCTCTTCCACCACTTCTTCGATAACTTCTGCTGCTTCAGCCATTTTATTCTCTCCTCAGTTTACTTGGGTTAAGCTTTAACATCTTGATAATCTGATTCCCTACATATCTTTTTCCTTCAGCAAAGGCGGTCTCGTGAGTATCGCCGGGGCGATAGGACATATCATTAGTCTTACAAACTTCTTCGATAATCCACTTCAAAGCTCTTTTCTGTAGCTCAGGACTAGCCTCACCTCTTTCCAGTTGTTGAATAGCGGTAGCGTCTGCTGCCTCGTAATCTGCGGGCTTGAAAGCGCCATTCTTCATTGCATTGCTGCCTCAACTGGAGCTATGGTTGCAGCTACATCAGCGCCTTGCTGCATTGTTTCTAGCATCTGGGTAGTCTGCTGGGACTCTTGAGCCTGTTTAACGGATATTTCTACATCACGCTTAGAATGTACCCATTCAGCAGGTATCCCAACCGATGTCATTGCATCTCTTAAAGCTGTTGGTGTATCCATAATGTATAATGACGTTGGATCAAATTCAGCCGCCGAGGCTAGAAGCTCTCTTGCTTCAAGGAATTTCTGTCCTTTCTGCTGTTCAATAACGTCATGTAGGGGTGATTCATATTTAAACTCAACATCCATCCCTTTAAGACTTGGCGGTATATCGTGAGGCGAACCAAAAGCACCAGCTCTCATCAGAATATCAAAGTCCAGCTCACAAACAGTACCGTTTCTCTCTGATTCCATAGGCTCAAAGATGGGCAATGCGCCGCGAATGTACTCTTGAACCCGTTGTCCTACCTCGTAAGCGGTCATTTCTGGCGCTCTTTCTGGTAGTGAAAGCTTATTCAGATAGAAGGCTTGAGCAATCATTGATCGAGAGTCGTTGATCATCTCGTCGCCAAAAGGAAGTCCTCTCAGGTCTTGAGTGATCGGCCTTAACGCAGAGCCTAACTTCTCATCATACTCATGGTCTACCCACGTTAAACCACCTGCATAGGTCGATACATCAGACCTCACAGCGTCTACGGTTGCTATCAAAGGTGGGTTTACTGCCTTCTCACCAGCCTCCAATAAGGCATAAGTCATGGACTGGATTAATCTTGCATCAGGCAGCGCCGTGATAGTTGCAGGGCTGAAAGCATACTGAGAACCTGAAACAGTCTGCCATCTGGATATTGCGTATTCTTGATTCCACACAGGTACAGCTTCCATTACATGATCATGTTCAGTGTCGTAATAAATAGACCAAAATGGTTTCCCCTTGGCTTCACCTTCATACATATCGGCCTCACAGATAATATGCAGGCAATTAATCTTTTTGAATGGCTCTTTATCTGCTATCCGCGTGACTTTCTCATCAACCTTCTTGAATAATCGGACAAGATCACGAGCAAATGGCTTCCACTTCCTACCAATAGTTCCCACCTTGCCCTCTTCATTTTCCTGCCAGACAACATCTCTTAAATGCCAGTTACGATGAATAAGACCATTAGCCTCACCATTCAGCCGACAGCTCACAACACATTGTCCAAATGCTGAGTAATCGTGGTCAGCTTCTTTCATAGCTCTATTAAACATCGCACCACGAGCATACATAGCCCTACGCTGTATTTTGGCTGTCCTCTCTAGCCATCGCTTGGCTTCGTTGTTCTCCCTCTCGTCATCTTCAGGAGCCATTCTGAACCACTCTTTTTCAGTGGGTCGTAACATAGCTCCGATCTGATCACCCAGGTCTCTCCGAGTTAAAATAGGATATGAGGTCATCAAGTTGCCAGCAAACTCATTGCCGTGCTGCCTGCGGACAGTAAAATCTGCGCGCTCAGGATAGAAGTTCTCTGCAATCTCCTGAAGCAACGTAATGTAAGTCATTCGATCAGCGAATAACTTTTCTACCGTCTCTTTGATATGCTTGGCGTTCAACCTAATGTCTCACTTGCGCCAGAGAGGATAGTAGAAGCTCGTCCACCTCTACGCTGCCTGCGTCTGGATGCAGTCTTCCTACGCTCCGCCTTACCTGTTTCTGGATCAGGAATAGGTTTAATTCGTCCTCTTGCTGCTATCTTTTCCTTAGCGGCTGCTTGAGTAGCCTTACGCTCTTCACGTACATCAGGAGCTTCTAGCTTGCCACCTTTCTTGAATGTTTCGCCGCCAGGATGAAATTTAGCTTTATCCATAACATTCATAACATCCGCGTCATACCCTAACTGTACTAATGTATCCTTAATGTTGCCTTTCTTACCCATTACCTTCTCCTTCCGCTAATTACTTTAGGAGATTGGCCACGCTTGTTAAACGTCCTCTTCTGCTCAATCCATTCTAATGCTGAATTACTTTCTTTGGCCCCATAGTACCAAGCCATAATTACTGCGTCTCCATCGTCTGTAGATCGACCTAAATCTTTGCAGACATCTTCTTTTGACTTCGCTGCTATGCCGTTAGGCGTTACTTTGTAGGTTGCTGCCGTTAAATCACCTAGAACCTTGGCTCCGGGCGGTAATGATATTGGCGAGCCACCGGGCTGACCGGGATCAAGTGCTTCACGAAACAACCATAATGCCGCTGTACGGGTATTGGTGAACTTTAACTTACCATCCCTGCTTCTTCGAGTAGACTTCTCAGCACCCTTGTATCCTTGTACGTCAACCTCATTCTCATTTAGTATCTCGTACATTGAGCCGCCGTAACCGCCACCAAGATCAACAACGATAGTTGCGCTATTCCTACGGTTAGCAATAACGTGCCCAGCACTCACGCTACCAATTCTATCTTTAGGGATTGATTTAGCAGGTATTGAGACTATTGGCGCGTACCAGCCATCATATCTTGGCGCTATCACCAATGGATCACTGCCACCACCAGTAGCATCTACACCTATCGAACACATAGGAATGCCTCGCGGGGGATCAGGTCGCCATCTCTGTTGGGCTAATCTCACCCATTCAGTCGGTATGACCTGATTCGGAGCATCCCTGAATGAAGTCTTGAACCCACCCATGAGGACAGACCGAAGCTCTTCAGGCATAGAATCTAATTCTTTGTCGTAATCAGTCCCGTGTAAAAATGGATTATCTTGTACAGAAGCAGGGATATACGTGTATGACTTTGGAGTGATGTGCTTCTTTCTATCTTCCATCCACACAGGTTCAGGGCCATCAACCCAAACGTGTTTGTCTTCAGTGTCCAGTACAGCGTATCTCAGCTCTCCCGGTTTAGCCGGGTCTGGATGCTTATCGTCTAGCCATGGAGCAAACCATTCCACAACCCACAAACCTTCAGCAGATAATGGAGGATTGGTCGCAAGCACCACACGTTTCCTCTGATTGGGATCATCTGCACAACGCAACCAGCCCATTAATGTTCTTATTTGTATCTCGGCAAAGTGAGTAGCTTCGTCAATACCAATTAAGTCATGTGGATTACCCTGCCAATGTTGCTCGTCGCCTACCTTGGAAGCTGCACCAAAATCAATCACCTTCCCGTCTGGCCGCCTTAGCTTAGGAGGAGGGCTGCCATTAAACCCATCTTTACCACCGTTGAACTTCTGAGCTTCCTCCAGCAAGTGACCAAGATCGGTGTACTGCCTACGCATAAAACGTCTGCTTTAGAGTGGTATGCATCCGTCTGAGGGCCGGGGCTAGGTATCCACGCCATATCCTTGGTTGCTGCCATAACCTCAGCAAATAGAGTCTCCCTGCCCTCTGGAGGCAAGGCTTCTATCTTCTCAAGAACTTCGGCAAGCATTCCGGGCATTAGGGTTTTCTCGGTGGGCCGCCATGTTCTTTGCCATCATCTATTGGCTGATAACCTTCACCCTTAAGAATTGGCGGATGCACAATTTCTTCGATCTTATCCATCGTTATAACATCTCCCTGTTGAATTTCGATACCGTCCAAGTCATCTGGAACCGAGGCTGCATCAAGCATAGCTCCAGCTTTGGCAATATTAGCCAATCCTATTCCCTGTAACGCAGGCACATCAGGCGGGGATGTAAACTCCTGACCCATTGTATCCAAATTCCCTAACCAGCTATGTAAATGCCAGTCTTGATCATCCATGGCACCTTTAAGGAAATGCATCTGTTGGGTGTTTGCGTCGATAGCTGCTTGATGTTCTTGAACTCGACGAGCCAAATCTCTTGCTCTTACTGTTGCTTTAATCCAAGCGTGAGAGTTTTCACACACTCCGTAGAGTGGAGCAGGTCTTAACAAGTCTGATTCTGGAGGAACACCAACTTCAATACCCATAGAACGA